CCCCGCTGCTTACAAAGTAAAGGACATAGAAGCAGCTAGTCCCTATCGTTCCAAGGTTTCAGTACCGCTCTTTCTATTTGAGCTTCGCGAATTCCCTGACATGCTCCGTCAGATTGGCCGTGTACTTACTCGTAAGTACAATGCCGCTGATGTAGCCGGTGGGTATCTAGCTTACAGCTTTGGCTGGGCACCTCTAGTCAAAGATCTGATGTCGCTCTTCGACTTAACGAAGGCGATTGAGGACCGAAAGGCTTACTTCCGCCGATTAGAGAGTGGAACTCACGTAGTGCGAAACTTCGGCACTACGCAAGTACGGACTACTTCTCTATACAATACCTTCCTGCCTGCTCTAGTGACGTCTAAGAACGCCATAGGCAAGCATGTTGGTAGGTTAGAGGAGACTCAAAAAGTATGGGCTACCCTAAACGCTAAGTTGCGGGAGCCACTACATATGAGTGCGGCTGATCTGCATTCCTTATCCAGGAACCAGATCCTAGGTTTGCGCTTCAACCCGGCAGACTTTTGGGAAGCTATCCCTTGGTCGTGGTTGATAGACTATTTTCTGAATATAGGTGACATGTTAGAGAGTTCTCGAGCTCAAGTTGGGCTTAAGTTCTCTCGAATCAATGTCATGTGTACGCAGAAGATAGTGGTTCATACTGAATCCACAAACGTGTATTCCGGCCTGACTGTGAAGCCAGGGTTCGTTTATCGAACACGGAAAAGCCGTTATCCGTATCTAGACTCTAGGAATATCTTGTCCAGGCAACCGTTCTTTACGGGACACATGGACGCGATACTTTCCTCGCTCGTGACTGCCAAGGCCTTAAAGGCCATGCCAGGCTTGAACATTCGAGCCACTCCACGCTGAGAAGCGTTACTTCCCAACAGAAGGACCTCTACCATGATCGGTGATCCTATTACCCTGACCTACAATGCTGGTTCGATCACTATGAACCGCATTAATCAGGACAACCACGGCAGCGAATACTACGCACAATCTGGGAATGATAAGTTCACCCTTTCGGTGAAACATACCATCCCCGCGCGTGGCAAAGCTGGTGAGTCTCATCTTGCACGACTTGATGTCGAGCACTATGATGCTAATGGCGTGCTTCTTCGCACTGCCAGTGCATGGACCGTTATCCGTACGGATAATGGTATCCAGAACGTCACTAACTCAGAGAATGCGACGAAAGCTCTAACCGCCTTTCTTACGGCGGCGAATATCACCAAGCTGGTGAATCGCGAGTCTTAATCGCATCACTCGGGAAACCGTGTAGTAGATCACACTCGGTCATGCCAACCTCCATAGGAGCTAGCATGAAAAAGATCGAGTCCATGGTAGATCTATCCCCTTACGCCGCGATGTTTAAGGACATCGCAACGTGGGATATAGGTCTACTGCCCTCACTCACCAGTGATCTTCGCTGGTTAGAACACATCGTAACCTCGAGAGGCATGCCGTTCATCATGATCGACATGCCGGATGCGTGCCGAGTCGTAGACTCTGCACTCTCTAGAGGACACTTAGACCCGAGGGCCTTGCCGAAAACATTCGGGAAGGTTACAGGTGGAGCCCGGCAATTTCTTGCTGGTCTCTTTGCAAAGTGTTTCGATGCAGATGGCAATCTGCTTGAAACGGTCGACCCCAACCATATATTCTTTCTTCGTGCAACATTGTTGCTCGCGAAGAAGGTGAAGAAGGACTGCAGTGATGCAACCCTTATGGAGGCGGTTACCGAGTTTGAGCGCATTGATAATCGTCTTAGGATCCCTACTCTTCGTTGGGATCTTGATCGTCTTAGCGATACTCTATCGCACGGACAACGGTTATCATTCTCAGACTGTTCAAACAGACATGGGGACGTGTTCTCTGAAGGAGATCACGTGCCAGGACCGTTACTACGGACTCTGGATGACGTTTGTCGCATAGTCAGTTCGACCATGCCAGAAGTCATGCCCCGTGATGTAAGACCATCACACGGACCAGGAGCGGTTGCAGATGCAAAATCCAAAAGTGATAAGTATCACTTCCCGAATTGGCCAAACAAGCTAGATGGGTTCTTCCCATGGACGCTATTTGGTCAATCGCGAGAGGACATGCATCTCGAGGAGGCAATTTCGTTTGGTGTTCAGGAGCGTCCGGCAAAGCTGATAGCTGTGCCTAAGACGCTCAAGTCTCCCAGACTAATTGCTTCCGAACCTGTGGCCCATCAATTCCTTCAGTTAGGAATGATGGATTGGTTGAGGAGGAATCTCCCTCACCAAATTCGTCCCTCTATCAACTTTAAGAGCCAGGAACCCTCACGGGCTGCCTGTCTCTCAGCCAGCAAGACTGGTGATTACGCAACCGTCGATCTTTCGTCGGCTAGTGATCGCTTATCATGCTGGGTGGTTGAACGAGCGTTTACGGCCAATTGGTCGTTGCTCGAGGCGTTGCATGCT